TAATAATGAGATTGATAAGACAGAATTACCTAATATAAAATGTTTATTTACTGATGGCAATATTAATGATTTACAAGTTTCTTTTCTAAGCCCAGAAGAAAGACAAACTTTTAGAGCTGCTGTTCTTTACAGACAAGAAAAATCAAATGGGTTCCCAGAGACTAAATCTATTTTAGTTTCAGAAACAATTGCAAATTATGAGAGTGATCCTATTGAAACTTTTAATCTATCTGGCTTCTGTACGTCTAGACAACAAGCATTGTATTTTGCTTTTCACGCTATAAGGTCAAGGCGTTTAATTGACCACGGATTAACATTTAAAACAGCTCCTCAGTATGTTCAGGGTCTTGGTCCCGGTGATTATTTTAGATTGGTATCAGAGGCAACTCATACAAGTCGTTTTAAAAATGGAGCAAAACTAGACGATGGAACAATTGTTAGCAAAGATAACGTAAGCAATAGTGAGACAGTGTATTACTGGAAACCTGGGACGGAAGGAGTTCAGTCTGGAACACTAGGCAGTGCTCCTAATGGTGTCTTGTTTACCGTCAAAAATACAACAACAGAAAATAAGGTTTATAAGTGTGAAACTATCACTTATGGTGATGATGGATTGTTAGAAGTTTCGGGTAGCTATGCTCCAACTGAAAGCAACGGACAACTTTCTGTTATGCAAGATTGGGGATCATCTATAAATCAACCTTCAAACTTCTACGTTATTGATTCCTGATGGCAACAGAACAACAATTTCCACAAATAAAACCAAGTTCTAGGAGTTACCAACCCGGAAACTTTCCTAGCACTAATTTTGAAGCTTTAAATGGAACGAAGACACATATTCGCTATGGGAATAAAAGAGTTAATGCGACCTTGACTCTTGGTTTCTCAAATATTTCTGATTCTGATGCTGCTTTGATCTTAGATAATTATGTAAATGTAAATAAAGACTGGAATTATGTAACTTTTAATCGTGGATATGCAACTTCAGGAATGGAACCTTCGGACCTTCGTAATTATGTTAGAGAAACTAATGGATCGGGTTTAAAATGGCGGTATTCTTCTCCTCCTAGCGTTACAAGTACTTTTAAAGGAAGGAGCAATGTAAGCTGTTCATTTGTCGCCTGTCTCGATTCCCCTTAGAATAAACGCAACGTTTTTGATTTGGAATTGTGGCTGGATTTTATAGCGGAAGAGATGGAGCCTTATACATAGGCACATCAACAGCAAAAGCAGCAAAAGTCCAGAACTGGAGCTTTTCTTCTACTCAAGCAGTTTTAGAAACAACTGCAATGGGAGATACTGATAGAACTATTACTGATGGAATTCGTAGTTACTCAGGAAGTGCAAGACTTTTTTATTACACAACTTCAGGTGGTTCAAACGTAAAAGATATTTTACAAAATTCAATCAAGAGAAGTTCTGGGACTGCTGGAGGTGATGGCGATCAGACAGCAAGTAATGAAATAAAATTAAAGCTTGCTTGGCTAGATGGTTCAACGCCTAGATTTATTACGTTTGTTACTTATGTAACTGGAATAACTATGGGTGCTTCTATGGGTGAAGTTTCATCTGTAGACATTACTTGGGAAGCTAACGGCGCACCGATTGAAGATAGTCTTGCCACTGGAGCTGCTGCTACTGGTTCTTAATGGGCGTTTATTTTGGTCAGAGTGGTGAGATTGTTTTAAAAAGAGATACTCTTCAATCTCCATTGCAGACAGTTTTAGATCCTTCGGATGTGAACACACAGACGAAGAGGTTTAATGTTGACCATAGTGCTGGTTCGTTAATCACTGGTGATGAGGTAGAGATCTCAACGGCTGACGGTTCAACATTAGAACTTGTATCAGGTCACAGCTTTCCAGACGGTAAATGGTTTGTAAATATTGATCCTGTAGGAGGTATTCGTTTATTTGATTCTTTCCCGTTAGCTATTGAAGGCTTGACTGTTAATGCAAAAACGCTTGTAGCTCCTAGCAGTTCTAAAGATGTGATCCTACAAACTAGAAATGAACAGTTTAGACACGTTGCGAATGTTAAAGATTTTGAGATGACAACTAGCAGAGATCAAGTTGATTTAACTTCTGTAGGAGATGAATTTAAAAGTCAATACGAGGCTGGTTTGATTAGTGGTCAAGGTTCTATGAATTGCATTTGGGAGCATAGCTATGGGGCAAAAAATAGGGCTAATCAATATGGAACAGATGCAGAATTTCCTTTTTATCTAGCTCAATTAATTTTAAGGACACAGCAAGGAGCAGATTTTAGTGGAATCTTCTACATTTACAGAGATGGGACGTATCCAAGGAAAAACGTTTATTACGAAGCTGAATGTTGCGTAACTAATGTTGCTGTATCTGTTGCGGCGGCTGAAGTTATAGAGACTAGAATTGATTTTGTAACGAATGGAGTTGTCGCTTTAAAAACAGGAGATACACCTGGATACCTTCTTCAAGAAGATGACGATAAGATCCTTCAGGAAAATGAAAGTCCCATATTGCTCGAACAGGTTTAAACTATTGCTATTGGTTTTTAGTTAGGAGTCAATGGCAGATCTCAAGATAACGTCGCTTCCCGCATTAGCGGAAGGCTCGATTCAAGCAACTGACGTACTTGCACTTGCAGACTTGAGTGCAACGGAGACAAAAAAGGTCACTGTCAAAGACTTGGTAGCGGCTGCTGTTGTTCTACTTGATGCAAATGATATACCTGCGGCAAAGATAGCAACTCCTTTTGCTGCTAACTCAGTAGCAACTGCAACTATTCAAGATGATGCTGTTACTTCAGCGAAATTAGCAACTGATTCCGTAACTGCAAATGCCGTAGCTGCAAATGCTATTGGAGCAAGTGAATTAGCAGATAACGCCGTTGACTCAGGAGCTTTAGCTACTAATTCTGTAATAACTTCTAAGATAACTGACTTAAATGTAACAGCAGATAAACTTGCAAGTAACGCTGTAACGACTGTAAAAATACTCGATGCAAATGTAACTTATGCAAAATTAAATCTTACTGATGGTGATATTCCAGGTGCAAAGATTACAGGAAATTCTATAACAAATGCACAGATAGGAGCCAATGCTGTAGGGAGTTCTGAGCTTGCTGATGATGCCGTAGATACAGATGCTATTACTGATTCTGCTGTTACTAATGCAAAATTAGCTAATTCAAGTATTACTGTTGGAGGCGTAGCTTTGCCTCTTGGGAGCACAGATGCTACTCCAGCTTTTAATCTTTCTGATGCTACAAACTATCCAGCAGCCTCTTTGTCTGGGACTGTTAGCAATGCTCAGTTAGCAGGAAGCATTACTGGCGATAAACTAGCTAATTCAACGATTGAAGCAGGAAAATTAAACTTAGCTGATGGGTCTATAAGTGGAGCAAAAATAACAGGAGATTCTATAACTGCGGCGCAAATAGGGGCTAATGCTGTAGGAGCTTCAGAGCTAGCCAATGATGCTGTAGATACTGCTGCAATCGCTGATGATGCAGTTACTAATGCTAAGTTAGCAAACACATCTATAGGTCTTGGAGGAGTCTCGATAGCCCTTGGTGCGACTGACACTACTCCAGCATTTAACTTAACTGACGCTACAAATTATCCAGCTTCTTCTTTATCTGGAACGATCACTAATGCACAATTAGCGGGAAGTATTACTGGAGATAAGTTAACTAATGCAACCGTTACTTATGCCAAATTAAATATATCTGACGGTGATATAGCAGGGGCAAAGATCGCTGGGAATTCTATAACTGCGGCACAAATAGCAGCGAACGCTGTAACTGCTTCAGAGTTAGCTGATGATGCCGTGGACACTGCGGCTGTTGCCGACGCTGCTATCACTTCGGGAAAGATAGCTGCAAATACAATTACGGCTGGCAACCTAGCTGCAAATTCCGTAGGAGCAAGTGAACTGGCTGATAATGCTGTAGACACTGCGGCTGTGGCGAATGGAGCTATTACAAGGGACAAGATTGCAGACGGAGCGATAAACGCAGCAAAACTTGATGGAACGATTTCAGCAACCTCAATAGGAGACAACACAGTAACGAGTTCAAAGATAGCCGCCAATGCTGTAGGGGCTGCTGAATTAGCAGATAACGCTGTAGACACTGCTGCTGTCGCTAATGCAGCGATCACAAATGACAAGGTAGCGAGTGGAATTAGCGGAACAAAAATAGGTGATGGAACAATTACTGCTGCAAAATTAAATACAAGCAATATTGATAGATCTTTAAACGTAGCAAGTGGGAATCTTGGAATCAATAACACTATTACTGCTGCTACTCGTTCTGGGATTACATATAACGCACAGGGCTTGATAACCGCTACAACCGCATTGGTAGCAGCAGATTTGCCTGTAGCAACTGCTAGTGCTGTCGGCGGCGTTTCTGTTGGTGCTGGATTAAGCGTTAGTGGAGCAGGTGCTTTATCAATCACAAATTCAATAACAGGCGCATCAATTAGTGGGATTACATATAACGCCCAAGGGCAAATTACTTCTACCACTGCATTGGTCGCTGCTGATTTACCTGTTGCAACTACGAGTGCAAAAGGAGCCGTACAGATTACATCTGGAGGAGGTTTAACTGTTGATGGTTCTGGTAATTTAATAACGGCAACAAGTGGGATTAGTGCGGGAACATATCAGTCAATTACTGTTAACAATAAAGGTGTAGCAACAGCAGGAGCAGCCTTGACTGAAGGGCAAATTCCTTCGCTTCCTGCAAGTAAAATAACAACAGGAACCTTAGATGCTGCAAGGATTGGAGCCGATACTATTGATTCATCTAAGCTAAGTAATTCATCAACTACGATAATACAATCTATAGCCCAGTTAGGTTATCCAACAGCAGCCTTTACTGGTCAACTTCTCTTTGACCCAATTGCTGAAGATGCGTTTTTGTGGGATGGAAACGCTTGGAATCCGATTACCACTTTAACCAAAGGAGCCTTGGTTCGTCTTGGTACATACGATGCCTCGCAGAGCGAAGTGGATCATGTAACAAGTGCTGGAGCTGCTGCTGGTTTAACAGTCGGGGCTAACCTTCCTGCTGCTAGTTCTGCGGTGGACGGCGGATACGTTGTTGTTTCGGTTCAAGGTACCCCAAGCGGTGTTGCAGGAATAACTGGCGTTCTCAAGCCACCCGACTACCTCCTTGGTGTAACAAATTCAAGCTCAAGTAACTGGGTGGAAATAGATCTATCTTCAACCGTTGCCTCGCAAACTGCTAATCAAATTGGCTATACGCCATACGGACAACTTCAAGCCACTAATGTTCAATCAGCAATTGATGAAGTTGAAACAGAGAAGTTAGCAAAAGCTGGTGGTACTGTCACAGGTGAGCTGCTAATTGGTAATACTGGAAGCTTTGTATTTGAGGGGGCGACTGTCGATGCATTTGAGACAAGATTAACAGTTGCCGATCCAACGACTTCGGACAAAGTAATAACTCTGCCAAATATAACTGGAACAGTAATTACAACTGGAGATACTGGAACTGTTACTGGAGCGATGCTTGCCAATGACACGATTCAGAATGTCGATATAAAAAGTGATGCTGCAATTGCATTTAGTAAATTAGCTGCTTTGACTTCTGCTCAAATCCTTGTTGGTAACGGATCAAATGTTGCAACTGGAGTAGCTGTTACAGGAGACATAAGCATAAATAATGCAGGTCTAACAGCAATTGCAACAGGTGTAATTGTTAATTCAGATATTTCTGGATCTGCTGCAATAACTGGAAGCAAGGTCACTGTTGGAACAACAAGTGCCGTTGGTGTCCTTCAATTAACTGACTCAACTTCAAGCACAAGTGCAACAACAGCAGCGACACCTAACGCTGTTAAGTCTGCCTTTGATTTAGCTACAACTGCTAACACCACTGCTGGGAATGCCTTAGCAAAAGCTGGCGGCACAATGACAGGCAATTTGATAATTGATAATGCAAAAGAACTAAGGCTAAGTGAGGCAGATTCAGACGGAGCACATTACTCAGGTTT